GGCAACACTCTCGCGTCGTACAACTACGGCAGCACCGCCGCCAACGCAGGGGGTTCCCGGATGTCGGTGTACGGACGGTACACCAGCAGCCTGACGACACGACTCACATCCGGCAACCACATCTACGGGCGCAGCGCCTCAGACGACAAAGGCAACGCCCAAACCGAGGGCGGTTCCGACGTGTTCATGGTGCGCCGCAACGGAGTCTGGACGAGCGACTTCTGCGGGGCCATACGCCCCACTAACCAGACGACCTTCGGGGTCTACGGGCTGATCGGCAACAACCTCGGTATCCGCTTAAACCCTGTCATCAAGCCGCAGGTGCAAGCCCAGCTCATCCCTGAGGGCGAAGACGGTGACGCCAAGATCAAATGCACCTACGACGATGTCGCCTGGGCACAACGGAAGAAAAGCCAGACGATGTTCGGCACCCGTAGCGGGATCACATCCGAGGGTCTGAACAGCATTGGTGGCACGACCAGCTACACGCTGTACAGCGGAACAGACGCCGATACCTCCTTCAGCCGGGACGTGCGCAACCTGCTGGACATCAGCAAGTGGGACAAGTCGAGCATTGAACAAATCCGCACCGGAGGCGGGGGTGCTTTTAACAAATCTGTAAACGCTGATTCCGATAGCAAGGGCCGGTGGATCTTTGAGTTTGACAATACGCAAGAAGACTCATTGCTAAACCGTATTAGCGTAACAATTACACGCATAGAGCTACAGAACAACGGAAAACGCGGCAAGCTTCGCGCTCAAATCACATTCAGAACTGGGACCATAGACGGAGAGCAGCTATGGTCGAACGACCTAAGCAGTGATGAGACGATCCCACGACTAGAGGCTCTCAAGGCAACCAAGTTCCGCCTGCGCTTCGGGAATGTAGTTGACGATTCAGTAGAAGATGATGATGTAGTAGTCCGCTACACTCTTCGCGTGCGCGTAAAGCACAAACGCAAGCAAAAGTTTAAGTATTCAGACAATACGTTCACAGTTGAAAACGAAGCGTTTACTCCCACATTCAAAATCAAAGACTCTGAGCCGATTGTTCCCGCAAACCCGGCTTACGGAGAAGCGACCAATATCTATACGGTCGAAGGCAACGGCACGCTCCGCATCACCGTTGAGCTGAGCTTCCCCGTTAAGAACGTCTACATCGAAAAGTGCGAAGACATTGCCTCTACCGTCGCCGGCCGCCAGAAAAGCTGGGATGACGGTCTGATCGAGGGCGAGCTGTACAAGATCGGCTCTGGCCTAGCGATCTGCACGGATCGCACCGCTGCAGCATTTGTCTCCAACGCTGATGTCTCCAACAAACAGGGAACCGCTGTCACAGCCAGCTTCTCCACTGTGCGCACTGGCACCGTCACGACCTACTCCAGTACGGACATCACCATGGATGGCAAGTACTGGTACGACAATCGCCTTTCCCTCCCCTGGCGCAATGTCGCCACAACAGGCGGCCACATCTTGCGCTGTGCGATTGCGAGCATCTCCACCTCCAGGCCCTGCATTGCCGTTGAATTCGGGATCCGTTCTCGGCTCGGCATCCGCGTTTCCGGCATCTGCAACTTCCGCGACAGCCTGAGCTACGACGAATGCGATAAGCGAGCCTGCCTTGACCACAAGAACGACAAAGTGGATCGCGGCGCGACACTAAAAGTGGACGTACACCAGTCCAATACGATCAGCGCCCCTGTTGAACGGTATTCGTTCTTCTCGATCCTCTACAGGCAAGCTGGTAGCACTGGAGCCTTCACCCGCCTGAACAACGCCTATGGCGTACGTGGTGCCACCGAGCAAAACATCTTCAACTCGATCCAGCTGAACATGCCATCAACCCAGCGGTGGGAGTTCCAGATCGAGCCCTATTCCGGCTGGGAGGTGCGCAACAACAGTGTCGGCAACCTCTACGTTCTCGATGCCCACCTGACGAGTCGCCAGTCCGTCTCCGAGGTCGGTGGTATCACAGTGAGCTTCCTCGGGGAAGCTGTCAGCTCCTCCTCCGAAACATTCGGCATCAACGTCGGCCGCCGCAAAGCCAGCAAAGGCACCCTCGGCATCGTCCGTTCTGATCTCTCTTACTTCGACAACGGAGATATCAGCTACATCGATACCTGGGGCAAACTGGCCGAAGCCTTCGTTTTTGAGGAGGTCCGCTCCAGCGCCGAGAGCGGCCCCGAGCACGAGGTCGCCTTCATCAACGAGATCTGCCCCAACACCACCAAGCCCCTCTACGACGACATCGCACTGCTGGGGCTGAACATCATGTCCTCCCAGGAGTGGCAGCAGTTCTCCCAGTTCTCCTGTTATGTCACTCAGGGCAAGGTCTGCCGCAAGCTCCTAAGCAACCTCAGCCTCGGATCCAGCCACCTCTTCCCGGATGTGCTGCTCGATCTGATGACCAACGAGCGCTACGGCAAGGGCGACCTGATCAAGGACTCGATGATCGACCTCGATTCCTTCAAGGCGTCAGCCCAGTGGTGCTCAGACCGGCAGTACTACTTCGACGGCGTGGTCGCCGACCGGGTCAACCTGCGTCAGTGGGCGGCCGACACCGCAGCGACGCACCTGCTCACCTTCGGTGAGGTGGACGGCAAGTTCTTCCTCAAGCCGGCGATGCCCACGGGCAAGGTGCCGATCAAGGCCCTATTCACGGCCGGCAACATCCTGGAGGGCAGCTTCCAGCTCCAGTACCTCGACCCCGAGGACCGCGATCCGATCCGCGTATCCGTGCGCTACCGCGAGGAGCGAGCCAGCAACGACTTGGCGAACCCCGGCCTGTTCCCAGTGGTGCGCGAGATCCTGGTCCGCGAGGGCAACACCCTTGAGAGCGCCCCGGTGGAGTCCCTCGACATGAGCGACTACGCCACCAACCGGCAGCACGCCATTGACGCTGCCAAGTACTTCGCCCGCGTGCGGCGCCTGGCGACCCACACAATCCGGTTCTCCACCACACACGAGGGTGTGCTGGCCCACCTCGCACCCAGCGACTACATCCGTGTCGGCATGGACTGCACCGAGTACGACGAGTTCAACAACGGCGTCGTCACGGCTGCTGGAGATCTGATCAGCACCCAGGCGTTGAACGATGGCAGCTACACCGTGATCGCCTGGAACGGTGACGGCAACAGAGCCCCCTACGAGACCGGTCTGACGGTCACGGACCGTGGCACTAGAGCCGCTCCCACCGGCATCCTGTTCACCATCAAGAAAGCCTCTACGCAAGTTCGCACCTACCAAGTCGAGAAGATCACCCCCAATGAGGACGGCACATTTAGCGTGGAAGCAGTTCATGCACCGACAACAGCAGCCGGGGTGCTGGAGCTAGCTGACGGCTTCGACACAGCCAGTAACTGGATCATTCAGGAGTAGGCCATGCCCGTTGCATTCCCATCCATCAAGCCAGCCGAGCGGGAGTACACGCCCCCGTCTCATCCGGTAACCAGCGTCCAGTCGCAGAACGGTGTGACGACCAAACGGATCTGGGGCAGCAAGGCCGGCAACGCTGAGTTGTCACTCCAGTTCCGGCATATCCACACCGATAAGGCTGCCGAGATCGTTCAGGCTTGGCTGGCCACGAACAGCGGGATCGACACGCTGATCTTGCCCTCAACGCTGTTTTCAGGCGTCGACAGCAAGCTGAAGGAGCTGATGCTCCCAAGTGTGGGTGCCCTCTCATGGACCTTCGCCGAACGCCCAACGATCTCCTCCGTCGGTCCAATCTGGGCAACGGTGAATGTACGCCTGATTGGCGAGGTTAGAATGAGGTAAGAATCCAGACCAAACGATGGCCGTCAAAACATCCATGACCGCTGAAGTGCGGTGGAACAACACTAAGATCGCGAAGATCAAAGATATCTCATTGGATATTGCACGTAATCCCCTTGATACAACCGCTCTCGGTGATACAGACGAAAGTGCCGTCTATGGAGTTCGTAGCACCTCTGGTAGCGGCACACTCCTGTACGACCCCCTGGATCCCCAGACGGTCGACATCATGAACACGATCCTGAACGACGACTACGTCGCTTCGGACAGCCTGACCATCGTGCTCGACACGCTGAACAACAAAACCATCACCGGCACGGTGCTGCTGACGAGCACCCAGGTCGGCGTCTCCACTGGTGAGGCCATCAGCGTCCCTGTGCAGTTCAAGGTTGTTGGCAAGCCCACCGCTTCCTACTGAGGCAGGTGAGTCATGCCTGTCCTCGGTGTCGGTGGTGTCGTAGAGCTCCGGCGCGAGCTCCCCGAGCCTGTTCTCATCACTCCTGAAGCCCGTGTCGGCTATGTGGACGCCCTGGCGGTGTCCACCGCAGGCTTCTGGACAGGCGATACGGTTTGGGTCTGGGGTCCACTCGGCCTCCCGTTCGACCTGAACGGCGACGGTGAGCCAGACGTAACTGGTGGCTGGGGGATGTTCTATGGCAGCAAATACACCCTCCAAGCCGCCCGCGCAGCTCGCCTGACCAGTGGTTCCGCTAAGTGGTTCGGTGCAGAAGCCCCGTTCAAGTACGAGCTCCCCGAAGACGCTCTCGATCGGACGGAGCTCTTCATCTACCGGGACAGCCTGGACCGACTCTCCTTCTACCGGACGCTGAGCGATTCCCTGGAAGCCGACCCCGAGAAGCGCTTGACGATCTATCCGGTGGACTTCCGGGTGATGCTGCTCGCCCCCGCCGGGAGCACCGGATACCAGGAGCGCCTGGAGCCCACCTACCCGGAAGTCAGCGCGTACCGAGGATTCGATAGCCGCACCGAGCTACGTCTCGCCGAAATCAGCACCGCAGCGATCTCCGAGCCCGAGGGCGATGCCGCTGATCGCCCCTGGCGTTTCGTCGCCGAGATGGACGATTGGAGCCTGGAGCTCGATTCCCAGGCGATTGACACCACCGGTCTCGGGGAACGCTTCGGGGACAACACCCGTGCCCTGGTCACCGGAGGTGGTCAGCTCAACTTCTTTATTAACCGCCACGAGTACGCGCAAGAAATCGACGCCACGTTCATCGCACGCCTGTTGACCGTGCTTGAACAAGGAAGCAAAGCAGAAGCAAAGTTCAAAGTCGCTACCGCTTCTAGCGCACCTCGTCGCCAAAAGCTAAGCGATAAGCGCCTACCGATGACTAATGTTTCCTACAAAGCATCATTACTACTAACAAACACTGTCACCGATGTTTCTGCAGAAGATGTCATAAGAGGCAGCGCTAGATTCGTGACAGTTGGGCGGATCCGGCTGGATCTCAGCTGACGTAGTTAGGCGATCACCATGACAGTCTTGCGGCTTTCCAGCGTCAGCCCGTCGATCATCGACATCAGTTCTGACGCTCTCGCTGAGCAGATCGAGGCGCTTCTCGATGGCATGCGCCGCATGTACGGCAGTGCCGCGATCTCCAGAAGCGGTCTCGATGATGTGCTGCTGGGTAGCCAGTATGCCCTCTACGTCAACGCCGAGATCGGCAGTGACGACTACGTTCCCGGCTCCTACAACTCCGATAAGGGCATCCTCAATCAGGAGTACCACTGCGGTTACAGCCCTGCGAGGCCCTTCAAGACCCTTGCTCGCGCTTTCGCCGAGGTCGCACGACGCTCGATCCTGGCCGGTGCCAGCAACGACATTTACGACCGTGCGGTGGTCTTCGTTGATCTCACCGACCAGACCATTTACAACGGCAAGGGCAGCTCCAGCGTGCAGGCATGGTCCTCGGGGGCCATCTCTTCTACGCAGCTGCGAGCCCTCAACGATGTCACTCGCCCCGGTCTGATCCAACCCCGTGGCGTCAGCGTGATCGGCCGTGACCTGCGCCGTTCCGTGCTGCGCCCCGAGATCGTCCCTGCCGCTTCTGGCAACGCGATCACCGGTCGCTATCCCATGCTCCGCATGACGGGTGGCTCGTACTTCGCCAACTTCACGATCAAGGACAACCTGGCAACCGCCAGCAGTCATCACCTCGTCCACACCCACGAGTTCTGCTCCGACGCGGACCTCGTCACCTACTACAACAAGATCCAGACGATCTTCGGGCTGACGGGCGCCGAGGTCATCAACCCTGGTGAGACGCAGATCGTTGCCCCTGCCCCTGATGGCAACCCGGTGGAGGGCACCGACAGCGTGGCGGGTTCTTCCCCCTATGTGTTCGGCTGCTCCCTGCGCAGTGCCTACGGCATGTGCGGCCCGCTGCTCGATGGCCGGGTGGTCACCGGCTTCAAGTCGATGGAGGCCGCCCAGTACACCATCGTCAGCCTGCAGCGTGACTGGAGTGCCTACGAGCGCTACTCAGCCGGCACATGGTCGACAGTTGCGGACTTCAGCGAGTACGTCAACACCAATATCAACGACATCCGCTACCGCACCAGTGGCACGTTCGACTACCCGAGCGCGACCTACTCGACTGACTACCGGCACTTCGGCTTCAAGCTGATGGGCGATGCCTTCGTGCAGGAGGTGAGCGAGTTCATCATCGGCGCGGCTGTCCATCAGTGGTGCGCGAGTGGCTCCAACGCCGACCTGTCGAACTGCAACTCGGCTTTTGGCGGAATCGCCACCCTGGCCCACGGGTTCAAGGGAATCTCCTCCGCTGGTGGTGCGCTCCCTCAGGACATGGGCTTCCAGTGCGTTGCCCTGCGGCGCCCCCGGACCATCAAGACCGATGGATCCAACATCAAGCAGCTGACCCTCGGCCGGGTCTCCGAGAACGGCTACACCGAGGTCGACGCCAACGAGGCATACATCGAGCTGGATACCCCGTTCGATCCTGATGCCCTCCTGCGCAGCGGGTCTGCAACGCTGAGGGAGAACCACTACGTCTGGATCGCCAACAGCAACCCCACGGTCGGCCCCGGTGCAGATCCGGTCAACGGTGACGGCACGGCCCTGCCTGTACGAGCCCGTCTGCACAGCGACCCCTGGCGGGAGGAGTTCCCAGATCGGATCTACGTCAAACCCGGCGTGGGCAACAACATCGCCGAACCCGAGGACGAAGTCGGCCTGGGCATCAGCAACGAGGAATTGGCCGGCAATACGGTCTACATCCGTCGCCTGATCGATACCCGCTTGCCTGAGGAGCGCGAGTACGGACTGGTGGTGATCAACTCTGCCCCAAGCACGACCCGCAAACCCCAGGCGAACTTCGTTCTGCGCCTTGGTGCTCGTGCGTCTCGTGCTGCTCAGCTCGACCCCGCTAACGGCAGCGACGAGGTGTACATCGTCTCGGAAGCAAGCCGAGTGGCCGCCACCGGCAACGATGCCGGCACCTACTACAAGGTGTTGCTGCGTTCTGGTGACAGCGGCTCCACCTACAGCGCGACTCAGCTGTACCGTCCCGCAACCCCGGTGACCTACGGCAATCGGGTCTACCGCTCGATCTCGGTTCAGTCAGGCAATGCGCCTGACACTGGCAGCTGGGTAGGAACGTCACTGCCCTTCAGCACCTCCCGAGGCATCGAGTGGCCCCGCAGCCAAGCGGCACCTCGCATCGTGCTCGATAAGGATCTGAGCGGCGATCACGCCTCCACCACGTTGGGGATCAATTTCAACACCGACGCTGACTTCATCAACCAACTACGCAGCGCCACTGACTTCCAAGCGGTAGGCCGTCTGATGAGCAAACTTGGCTACCAGAGCGGTGTGCTCGGTCTGACCGGCTCTACCCTCAGCGGCATGATCCTGGCACCGCAGAGTGCCACCACCCGAGACTGGGATCCGAGCGATGCCGGCAACCCCGCTCCCGCTGGCAAACTCACGGCCCGTGGCCCCTGGCCGTTGGAGTTCAACATGCCGACCACGATTGAGGCGCGGAACCAGATTTTCCGTTACATCGGCCTGCTGAACTACTCCAAGGCCCTGCCGAAGTACCAGAAATCGATCCTGGCGGACCAGTACAAGATCGACGCTGTGTCGATGAGCATGTTTGGCGGCCGCAGCTACGCCGATGGCTCCATCGAGAACGGTCTCACTATCCAAGGCGACAAGCTGACCGACCTCGCCACCGGCAGGGACTACACCATCGAGTCCGTGGGCATCGGCGCCCTCGATGAGGTGAGCAGCGCCCTGAGCAACAACCTCGTAGGCGACTACTCGATCTCCGGCGACCTGGAGGTACAGAAGGATCTGCTCGTCGGCGGTGACCTAGAGGTGTTCGGCGAGATCTCCCAGGCGACGTTTGCACCCGGTGTGCTCCCGGCAGCGACTTCAGTCACTCCAGGCGTCACCCGCTTTGCCACCATCGCTGAAGCGCAGGGTCAGGAGGCGAACGACATTGCTGTGACCCCCGCAGGTCTGACGGGCGCCCTTGGTTCAGCAATCAAAGGCACAGTTTCTGCCCGCCTGAGCCTGTCGTCCACCAGTAGCACTCCGATCCACATCGCGGATCCAACCGGTGAGAACCCCACCACTGGAAACACGTTGTACCTGCATCCTTACAAGGGCAACGATATCGCTCTGTTTAACCCCGCTTCTGGTCGTTGGCAGCTGCTACAGCTCACGGCAACCAAGACATTCCTACTTAACAGCTTCTCCCTGGCTGCTATAGAGCGGAACTACGACATTTACCTGTACAACAATGGCACGATCAACAACCCGGATTTGCGGCTAGATCTCGTTGCATGGCCGTCAGATCGCGTCGCTCCGACTCGCAGCACCCGTGATGGCGTACTCGTAAAAGAAAACACGCCTTCCCACCGCTACATGGGTGTGATCCGTGTGGACACCTCCGCTCGTTCACGCATGAACCTCGGCGGCACCCTCGCTGGCAGCCAGAGCGCTTTCTATCCAAAGGCATGGCTGTCCAACTTCTACAACTCGGTAGAGGTCCGCTTGAACTACTTCTTTGCGGACAGTTGGGAATCCAACAACCAGTGGAACCTCGGTGTCGTTCCCAGCAGTGTGTACCCCACCGCCCCGAGGTTGTCGTGGGTGCAAGCCGAGAACGGCCTCACCAGGGCCTATCTCAGCATTTACAACGATCCCCCGACCGGTGTTGCCCTCAGCCAGATCTACAGCACTGCGCCTATCGGCAACGTCTATGTGATGGCAGGTCACAACAGCACCACGCTGGAATCGAGCGATGCTTTCAGTGCGGAGACCCAGGCGCCAAACAGCACGGTGATCAGTCCGTTCGCCAGCACTACGGTGGCTGGTCACCACGAGTTGTACTACCTCTGGCTAGTGCGCCCAGGTGGCACCTCCAAAGTGAACGCCCACCCGCGCCAAGGTCTGATGGGCATTGTGCGGCTGTAGTCGAAGACAGCCAATACAATGACCCTAGTGGTAGGCAGACTCGACACGAATGAGCAATGTCATCCCCGCCACACTCAACTTGGAGGCACGCCAGAACGCGGATTTCCGCCGCCGCCTGACGATGCGGGACGAGTTGGGTGATCCGATCGATCTGACTGGGTTCGTCATTGATGCTGATATCACTGACACCAGCGATCGGTTGATTATCGCGACATTCAGCCACGAGTACGTCGATGCTGCTAACGGCACCTTCGATCTTTACTTGCCGAAGACTGTCAGCGTCAACCTTGTCGCCGGCAACTACGGTTGGGACTTATCACTGACTTCTGGCATTGGTGAACGCCAGTATTACTTAACCGGAACGCTCACCATCATCCGTACACGCTCTCGGGAGGGTCAACCGTGACTACAGCTGTAACCGTCACCGTTGATGAAGAGCAGACGCCAGTCTCGGTAGATCTTCAGATCCCTGGCATTCAGGGGATTCCCGGCACGCTCTCGGTTGAGGCCGATGCCGCCAGCCAGGCTGCGATTGCGTCAGCCGCTGCTGCTACCGATGCCCAGACCGCAGCTGAAGCGGCTCAAGCCGCTGCCGAAGCTGCCGAGGCCGCTGCCATAACGCAGGCCACCAACGCCAGTAACTCGGCGAGTGCTGCGGCATCTAGTGCTGTAACGGCTGCCGATAGCGAAGCGAATGCGGAAAGCTCAGCTATCGCTGCAGCAACGAGTGCCACTGATGCGGAGGCCAGCCGCCAGGGAGCACTGAATGCCCAGACCTCCGCCGAGAGCGCTGCAACAGATGCAGCATCGAGTGCGAGTGCGGCCAGTGTGTCGGAAGCTGCTGCCGGGGCCAGTGCCTCTGCGGCCTCCGATTCCGCTGATGCCGCAAGTACGTCTGCCGCTGAAGCCTTCGCGAATGCGTTAGCTGGCGCTAGTGCAAGCGCGAGTGCAGTCGCTGCTGCTGCCTCCGAAGCCGCTGCTGCCGCCTCCGAAGCTTCAGCCATTTTGGCGAAAGCCGATGCGGAATATGCCGCTAACAGCGCCGCTACATCCCAGGCGGACGCGAGTAGCTCAGCAGATGCTGCTGCATTGTCCAGCGTTCAAGCTGCTACAGCGCAGACCAACGCCGAGTACGCAGCAAGTCAGGCAGCCGACTCTGCGACGGCAGCTGCTGTCGCCCAAACCGCAGCTGAAGCAGCACAGGGTCTTGCGGAAGACGCCCAATCCGCTGCCGAGGCCGCCCAGACCGCTGCCGAGTACGCCGAATCCCAGGCAACAGCATCAGCTAACGCCGCAGCCAACGCGCAGACCGCTGCTGTGGCTGCTCAAGGAGGTGCAGAGACAGCCCAAACGGCTGCTGAGTACGCCCAAGATTTGGCGGAAACGGCTGCTGCAGATAGCAGTACCAGTGCAGGCACTGCCGCGACGGAGGCACTAGCAGCAGCTGCATCAGCGTCTGCCGCAGCGGCTTCTGCAACTGCAAGTGACGCCTCCGCTGTAGCAGCGGCTTACTCAGCTACCGAAGCATCCGACCAGGCAGTCGCCGCCGCCGAGAGCAAAACCAATGCCGAGCTCGCGCAAACAGCTGCCGAAGCTGCGCAAACAGCTGCCGAGTACGCCGAGGCCAACGCGAGCACTTACGCCAGTGACACCTCCACCTCATTGAATGCTGCTATCGCAGCGCAAGAAGCAGCCGAAGCCGCGCAGATTAGTGCCGAATACGCAAGTGATCTCGCAGCTGCGTCAAGTGCCGCTGCCGCTGGCTACAGCGCGACAGCCCTAGAGCGAGCTACCGCAGCCAGCAGTAGCGCCACGGATGCCGCCGCCGCTAAAACCGCAGCGGACTACGCGGCTTCTCTAGCTGCGGGGCATGTCACCACCGCCCTCGGGCATGCAAGCGATGCTGAGGACAGTGCTACTCAGGCAGCAGCCTCTGCATCGAGCGCGGCCTATAGCGCTGATCTTGTCGCTGATCAGGTGGCAGTAGCCGCTGCCCATGCCGATACAGCATCCGGATATGCCTCCTCAGCGGGCGCAAGTGTCACCTCAGCTGCAAACTATGCGTATGCGGCTGATGTATCCGCTAATTCAGCTACAGCATCTGCCAACCAGGCCGAGGTAAGTCGGGCTGCGACAGAAGCTCTTAAGAACGACGCTGCTTCAAGCGCATACAGCGCATCAACTAATGCTTCGATTGCAATCAACAAAGCAAATGAAGCCGTTGAATCTGCTTTGGCTTCTGTGGCCGCAGCGGCCAAGGCAGAGGCTTATTCCGAAGCTGCGGGTGTTTATGCAGTTCGAGCAGAAAACGCAGCCGATGCACTGACGGACTTCATCGATAACGTCCCTAAGGAGTCCTGCTACGCCGCCACCACCGAGAATATCACGCTCTCGGGTGCGCAGACTGTTGATGGTGCATCCCCATCTAATGGGGTGCGCATCCTGGTAAAGAACCAGACTACTGCCTCCGAGAACGGGATCTACATCTACAACAACGCAGGCGCTTGGAGCAGGGCGGCCGATTTTGACGAGACGTCCGAGGTCATCCCTGGCATTCAAGTCTTCGTAATCAATGGATCCACGCAGTCTGAGACCAAGTGGATGATGGTCACTTCGCTACCGATCACTCTTGGTAGCACAGCCATCAACTGGACCTATGTGGGGTCAACGGCGACGGTCATAGCAGGGGACGGCTTGACCAAGACAGGCACGGTGCTAAGTCTGTCGACGTTACCCGCAGCCCAATTACTGATTGGCAGCAGCCTTGGGGTCGCCACTCCGAGAAGTGTTTCTGGTGACGCAACTATAACAAGCACCGGTCAGGTCACCATTAGCGCCGGGGTCGTCACTAACGCGAAGATCGCGTCAAACGCGGCAATCACTGATACAAAGCTCGCGACAATCTCGTCAACAGGGAAAGTCGCCAACTCCGCGACCACCGCAACAAGCAGCAACACGGTAAGCGCCATTGTGGCTCGTGACACAAGTGGTAATTTTGCCGCTGGCACGATCACGGCTGCTCTCTCAGGGAATGCCAGCACTGCCACGCAACTGGCGACCTCAAGGACCATCGCCCTGGCTGGAGATGCCACGGGATCAACCAGCTTTGACGGCTCGTCCAACACGAACATCACTGTGACTCTGGCCGAGACCGGTGTTACAGCAGGAACGTACAACTCGGTCACGGTGGACGCCAAAGGCCGGGTGACTTCCGCGAGCACGACCACAGGATATGCGCCCCTGAACTCCCCAGCGTTCACAGGGACGCCAACGGCACCGACTGCAGCAACGTCGAACAACACGACCCAGCTGGCAACCACTGCCTATGTGGTGTCCCGTATTGCTCAGGATGCCCCGAGCACGACAGGCACCGGAGCCAGCGGCACCTGGGGAATCTCGATTAGTGGCAACGCTGCCACTGCCACGAGCGCGACGAACTGGACCGCGATCCCGTCCGGCACCAAGATGCTGTTTGCTCAGACTGCAGCACCGACCGGCTGGACGAAGGACACAACGCATAACGACAAGACCCTACGTGTCGTCAGTGGGACCGCAGGGTCTGGTGGCAATCTTTCGTTCTCGACCACGTTCACCTCACGAGCAGTCAATGGCAGCGTTGCTGGTACGGTGCTGACCGCAGCGCAGATGCCGGCGCATACTCACACCGTGTCGGATCCAGGACACACGCACGGCCCTGGATCAGGTTTTGAGGCTTTTGGTGGCCGCATAACAGGAACAGGAACCGGAAATTCTGTTCTGTACATTGGGGGTGATCGAGGTGCTTTTATGTACAGCACCGGCTCGCGGACTGCAGGAATATCTATTCTTAGTACAGGTAGCGGACAGTCGCACAACCACTCATTTACGGGAACCCCTATTGACTTCGCCGTGCAGTATGTCGATGTGATCATCGCCACGAAGAACTGATGCAGGTCAAAGCCGGAACGTTCTGCCCTCTGATCGGCAAGGACTGCATTGAGCTGCAGTGCGCGTGGTTTACTCAGGTACGCGGCACCAACCCAAATACCGGAAAGGAGGTGGACGAGTGGGGCTGCGCCGTCAGCTGGATGCCGGTGCTCGCGATCGAGAACGCCCAGCAGTCCCGCCAAGCCGGTGCAGCAGTGGAGACCCTGCGCAACGAGATCGTGGCGAACAACGAGGCCAACCGGACAATGCTGTTGAGTTCAGTCCAGCTCGTCCAGCAGCTTCTACCCCCGAGGGCGGAATAACCAGGATATTGCATTTAGACTGAAGCAAGCAGCCTAAAACCGATGCCTCAGATAAGCATTAACGGGGAGACCTTCGATGTCTTCATCGTCCGTAACGGGGAAGCTGAGCCAATCCCGATGATTATGGACGTAGCGCCCCGTAGCGTTACGACCACGGTGAGCGTGGCAAGCAGTGCTTCCAGCGTGCAGCTCGTTGCTGAAAACACTGATCGTAAGGGCATCAGCATCTACAACAAAAGCACTAACGCTGTTTACCTGAGCTACGCGAACCCCGCGACAGCAGCCAACAGCTTCATGCAGATGCAGCCGGGGTCGTTACTGATGCTGGATCAACAGCTGATGGTATCCAATGCGATCTTCGCGATCTGGACGGCTGCGAACGGTAGTGCCCAGGTGACTGAATACATCTGATAGCGATCTGTTTGTTGCCCATCCGCCCTGCCTGCCATGTCTAGCTTCTACGCCATCCCCGGTCCTGCGGGAACGATCCAGGTCGGTACGGTCACAACAGGTGCGGCTGGCAGCAGCGTCTCGGTGACCAACAGCGGCACCCCCGAGGCCGCAACGCTGAATTTCACGATCCCCCGAGGGGATACGGGTTCGGTATCCGGCGTTGGCCCGGGCTCGGCCGCATCGCCAGCGATCTACATCAGCGGCGACACGAACACGGGACTGTACAGCGGTGGAGCGGATATTCTCGCCTTCAGCACAGGCGGTGTCGGTCGCCTGCTCCTAGATGCCAGTGGACGGATCCTTGCTGGCGCTACCAGCAGCATTGACCTGAACGCGACCTGGCAAGTTCGTAACGACAGTGGCAACAACACCCAGCTGCTGCGCTCCAGTGCTGATACCAGCGGCCCCTGCCTGAACCTCACCAAATCGCGTGGCACCGCAGCGTCTCCCACTGAAGTCAGCAGTGGCGACGAACTCGGGATCATCCGCTTCCGTGGCTACGACGGTGCTGCATGGCAGACCGCTGCTCAGATCCAGGGTTATGCCAATGGCACCTGGACTGACGGTGGTGATACCAGTGATAACCCCGGTTCGCTGATCATTTCTGTCACGACTGATGGAGAGAGCACACCAACGGGTCGCGTCAAAGTCGATAACACCACCCAGACGCTGAACGAGATCTACGGATCGACGTACTACCCGGTCGTCACGCAGGTGGATGTTGGGACTGGTTCTAACCAGATCCCGCTGAACAGCTACCTGGGCACGATGGCGTTCCAGGATGCGAGTGCGTTCACAGGCTCGATTGGCCTGGGCAGTGCCGCATATCCATCACTAAGCGTAACCGGGGACGAAAATACGGGTCTGTACTCGCCCGGCGCGGATCAGCTGGCAATTAGTACGGGCGGCAC